TAACTATCGTTCAGTATGATGCTGAGGAATTAGAACAAGGTGTACCGGTTAATGTAGTAACACCTGAGGGAATCCTTCCGATGCCTGATGGAAATTATGTTATGGAAGATGGTTCTAAATTACACGTTATGGGTGGACTTGTAGCGGTATATGAGAAAGCTGAAGAACTACCTGAAGGCGAAACAATCGCACCAGTAGCAGTAGAAGAAGCAGCAACACCTGCAACAGGAGAAATGGAAGTTAAGACTGCACCAAAGCGAGTTATTAAGTCACAAGTTGAGGAGCATATCTTCTCTTTAGAACTTGAAGGATTCGAACCAATAAAGGTAGATTTCAGTTCTATGTTCAAAGCATTAGTAGCAGAGAACAAAGCATTGAAAGACATCAACAAAGAAATGTTTGGGATTGTTAAGGCAATCTCTAACGAACCATCAGTAGCACCAACAGAAAAGGTAAACAAACCATTCTCTGTGAAGGATCAAAGAGCATCTTTCAAAGCTGATATATTACGAATTGAAAAAGAATTAAACAAATAATATTAACTAAATAAATTTAAACAAAATGGCTGGATTTACAGTTTCCGATTTAACAGATTACGTTCGCGAGAATGCGGACAGAATTTTTACAGCAGCAATTACACAAGCTGCAACATTACAGTATCCTGGTATCAATATCATTGCAGGTATCAAGAATGCTGAATCAGTAATGAACTTCACAAATACTGCTCCTTTTCAAGCAGGTGGTGTATGTTCTTTTAACGCATCAGGTTCTTCAGTTTTCTCTGATAGAATTTTGACAGTAACTAAGTTAAAATGGCAAGATACTTTTTGTCCAGAGACATTAGAAAGTAAGTTTTTATCTACGAAATTAATCGCAGGTTCTAATTACGATTCTTTGCCTTTCGAGAAGTTAATCGTTGATCAAGTTGTTCAAAACATTACTTCAGGTATGGAGCAGTTAGTATGGCAAGGTGATACTACTTCAACAGGTAACCAAGTATTGAAGCAAATGGATGGATGGTTGAAAGTAATTGATGCAGCATCTCCAGTATACGCAACAGCAACAGCAGCTATTACAACAGCTAATGTTGTAGCTATCTTTGATGATGTTTACACTAAGATTCCAGTAGCTTTATTGGCAAGACCTGAGTATCCATTAGCAGCATTCTGTGGATGGGATACATTCCGTAAGTTAATCATCGCTCTTAAAGATGCTGATAATTTTAACTTCAATGTAAACACTACAGAAGCATACAAGACTGGTCAGATTACATTACCAGGTAGTGGATTGTCAGTTGTAGCTGTTCATGGTTTAAACACCATTGCAACATCTCAAGCAAAATACAATGATCGTATTGTTTGTACTTATCCTCAGAACATGGTTTATGGTACTGACTTAGCGAACGAATATGAAGAAGCTAAATTTTGGTATTCAGCAGATGATCAGAACGTAAAAGGTTCTATCAAGTGGAAAGCAGGATGTCAAATTAACTTTGGATCTGAGATCGTTACTTACAAAAATTCTTAATTAATCGGGAGAGGGTAACACCTCTCCCTTAAATACTTATAACAAATGGCTTGTATAATAATTAACGGAGTAGAAATCGATTGTGCTGACGCAATTGGTGGAGTAGCTGAGATTTATCTCACCGAATACACCAATGTTCCTCAAGGGAATATCACAGCGACATCAGGAGTTATTACTGCAATGACTTGTTCAAGTGGTAAAAAGTTTTGGACATTCCAATTAGAAAAAGAGAATGGTCAATTCATGTCTACACCTCAAAGAAGTGTTGAGAATGGTACATTATTCTATGACCAATCTGTTACTTTTACTTTGAAAGGTAAGATGACTGCTGCAAGAAGAAACGCATTGCATATCTTATTACAGAATCGTTTAATGGTTATCGTTAAAGATAACAATGGAACTTACCAATTGATCGGACAAGTTTACGGAGCAGATGTAACAGGTGCAGAAGGAACAACAGGAAAAGCATTCGGAGATATGTCGGGTTATACATTGACAATCACCGGTAAAGAGAAAGATCCTGCTAACTTTGTAACTGCTGCATTACTAACAACATTAACAGTACCTGCTTAACCTTTTTATTTCATAGTTTTTAGGTTTAGAAAAAGAGGAGTGAATCGAAAGGTTCGCTCTTTTTTTTACACAAAATCGTATTTTCTTATACTTATTTATGATGTTTGTAATAACAAAGAATACTAATACTAATTTGATCTGCACATTGCAGGAGAAAGTGACTATCACAAGTCCTTACTATTTATTCGTGTTTACTAATGATGTAACCGATGTAAGTGTTACTTTCTTACAGTCAAACATCAGTACTCACCAGGAGAGATATGATGAGTTCATACTAACAGAAACAAGCGGAACAATAAACTACTCAAGCGGAACAATTGAACTGTTACCATTGGGCAGTTGGACTTATAAGATATACGAACAAGCATCAAGCACCAATCTGATTGAAGCTAATGCAGGTAATTTATTAGAGATAGGAATGGCTAAGGTAATCGGAACAAACGAATCTTATAGCACCTATAATGGTCAGGATATAACATATAAAGTACATGAGCGAAACCAGTAACGTATTATACATAAAGTTTGAGAATCATAAAGTTCCCGAATTTAAAGAGGTAAAAAATAAGGAGTATATTTACTTCGGTGAGGATAATAACTATCCCGATTACCTTATTGAGTTATATCTGAGATGTGCAAAACACAATGCTATTATCAATGGTAAGACTAACTATATCTATGGTGGTGGTTTAGTGACTGATGATAAGACCTCAACAGTTAATCAGAAAGCAATTACGCAGAAGTTTATTAGTAAGCTGAAACCTTTTATCAATGACATGATTAAGGATTTTGAGTTATTTAATTCGATTGCAATCGAGATAATCTATGATAAATTGGGGAATGAAATCGCTGATTTCGCATATATGCCGATCAGTAAGATAAGAACGAATGCAGATGAATCAGTATACTTCTATTCAAACGATTGGAAACAATCAAAACAGACAGAAGAAAAAACGGGATTCAAAGAGTTAGCACCATTCGATTATGAGAATAAAGTTAAGGGTAGTCAGTTGTTCGTGTTTAAGCTAAAGTCACCTAAGAATGGAGTTGATAAGAACGTATATGGTATACCGAATTATATCGGAGCAACATCCGCAATAGAGACAGACATTGAGATATCTAACTTCCATTTGAATAACATCAAATCGGGATTCAGTATGGGACAGATCATATCGTTCAACAATGGAGTTCCTCCAACAGAAGAAGCAAAGAAGCAGATTGAAAGACAGATAAAGCAGAAAGCTACCGGAACAGATAAAGCAGGTGGGTTAGTAATTACGTTCAATGCATCCCAAGACAATGCTCCTACAATACAGTCATTCAGTCCGAATGATTTAGATAAGCAGTTCATTGAGATAGGTAAACGAGTTGATCAGGAGATATTCACATCTCACAACATCGTTAGTCCAGTGTTATTCGGAGTAGCAACAGAGGGAGCATTAGGGCAGAGAAATGAGATGTTAGATGCGTATGAGTTGTTTCAATCAACATACATCAGTATCAGACAAGGTATCTTAGAGGATATTATCAATCAGTTCTCTTCATTCTTTGGAATTGCTAATTATATCTACTTTAAGAAATCAACACCGATAAAATCATTACTACCTGATAGCATTATTCAGAAGGTATACGATGCGTATCCAGTTGAGCAGATTATTGATATGATGGGATTACCACAGATTGATAATAGTTATAAAGTAGCATTATCTACTGAAAAAAAAAAGTGTGAACATCAATGGTTTGATAACATCGGTATAAAGGCATCAGATTGTACCATCTTATACGAAAGAGATTACGAAGGGCAGAGCGATGAGGATTGTATTGAGACATTTAAGAAAGAGAAATTTGCTGAAGAATTACTGACTAATGAGAAAGCTATTATAGACCTTTTAAGCAAGGATGTATTAACACCAAGTGAAAGTATAGCAAAGGTATTAAAGATTAGCACAGCCGAAGTAAATGACATCATTACATCATTAGTTGAGAGGGGTTATTTAAGTTCGGGAAGTGAGCCAACAAAGAAGGGTGAGAAAGCGAGTGAAGATTCAAAGACTGACAATATCGAAGTTAAGTATCGTTATGGATGGAGAGCAGGATTCGATGCAACAGACAAAAAGAATAGCAGAGATTTCTGTGTTGATATGCTGAACAAAGATAAGTTATACACACGATCAGAGATTGAAACATTAAACAATGAGCAAGGATTAGATGTGTGGGAATCGAGAGGTGGATGGTGGAATAAAGGCGGTGTAAGTGTTCCATTTTGTAGACACATATGGAAACAAATAGTAATAAAAACTAATTAAAATGGCAGAAATATTATTCATATCAGAGCAGTACATTAAAGATACATCCTATATTGATGAGAATGTAGATATTAAGTTATTGCGTTCAAGTATCTTAGAGACACAAGATATCCGTATTTTATCAATATTAGGTACAGCTTTATACAATGATTTAAAGAGTAAGATATCTAACAATACAGTCAATTCAACCACTGGCTATAAGACCTTATTAGATACCTATGTATCACCTGCTTTAAAGTATTGGGTATTGCATGATGGAGCGTATATCTTACAGTATAAGATAATGAACAAGGGAGTAGTTACTCGCAGTTCTGAGAATGCTGAGACTATTGGAGTAGCTGAGTTAGATAGATTAATGGCATTCTTTAAAGATAGAGCAGAGTTCTATTCTGATCGTATTACCAGGTACTTATTAGAGAACGATACTACCTATCCATTATACAATGATGCAGGTAATGGTATCGATACAGTTCAGCCAGT